TGCTACTTCATCCACGTATGTGCAAGGAAACACAGATGGTATATCAACATACTATCAACACGAAACAGGCACAGACCAAGTTAAAGGTGGAACAGTTTCAGCAATTACAGCAAACATACTGTCAGGAGACTTTGACATTACACAAAGACAGCCGGGCGTTTCAGATCTTAGAGGTGATGGTGAGTTTCTTATGAAAGTTAGAAGATTTATTCCTGACTTTATATCTCAAACTGGTAATACCAGAGTGACTTTAAATTTAAAAAATTATTCTAATGACACAGCTGCAAGCTCATCACTTGGACCTTTTGATGTTAGTTCATCTACAACAAAAGTAGATACACGTGCAAGAGCAAGAGCTATAGCTTT